TCGGTCCCGAACCAGACCGCCAAGTCTAACCCCCCTATAAGTGCCACCTTCATTATCTCAACAAACCCATCCCAAATAACCCCCCATTTTTCCGACCATGAATCTGTTGACGCGAAAAAACTAACTAATATATCTTTGGCATAGATAATATAGGCCGCTGCTGTCTCCGCCCAATCTCGTATAGTGTCCTGGTTTGACTCTAGCCACCCTGTGAGGTTCTCCATGCCCTCAGTAGCTTCTTCCACGAACATACTCATGGCCGGTAAAAGGGCCTCACCTATGGCGCGTCTCGCATCATCAAACGCCGCCTCCCAGCCTTTAACCCTATTGGCGTAACTATCGGCCGTGCGCGCTGCATCACCTTGCGCATCTGATGTGGCCCGCAGGACAATGTTCAACCTGGCCAGCGTCTTCTCTTGTTCTGTTGCTCGAAGATACCCCCCTTGCACCCCCATGTTGAATAGCTCTTGCTGGATAGTCGATTGTAGTAATACAACACCATACTTTCTTACGGATTCGTGCATACCTACCATTGCGGCAGAGATATCTCGAATGGAGTCGGCATCATCTAGGTTATTAAAACTGGCTAAGTCAACACCCAAAGCGACAAGCTGTTCACTCATTGCTCTTGCTTCGTCACGCGCAAAGCCTAGAGGGACAAAAGTGTCTTGAAGCCTGGCAAGAAACCCCTCTAGCTCTATTGATGATCTATTAGTAGCGGATGCAAATTCGTCAGCCCACATCCTGGCTGCGCTCGCTTGATCTCCAAATACTACATCAAACTTACTAGCTTCTTCTTCTGCTTGGCTGGCAAGGTCGATCCAGCCACGGATTGCGCCAACCATTGCCCGGCCGCCGAAATACGCAAGGGTAACGGCCGCCGCACGTCGAAACGTCCTAGTCAGATTGTCAACAGAATTGCCCACACCGCGCAATTTACGGCTGGCTTCGTCTCTGGCAGTCACCAAAACTCTTACGTTTTTATTGGCCATCTGTTACCACATTATTCCGAGGGCGTTTTTCCAATAGGTGCGTTCACTGATAACAAAATGTGCAAGCTCGATAAACTTTACCGGCTGGTCAAGTTGGCCGCCTTGCACTAGCGGGATGCCTTTTCGTACAGTTCCGCCGACCGGATAAGACCGAACACATTATTGTCCATTAATTCCAACGGGCAGCATGTAATCTCAATTGATCCATTCTCACATTCAGCACAACCGGCACCACCACAGTTGGGACATTTCATTGAAAGCGATTCTATTTCGTTGGGCTGGTGCTTACATTCGCCGGGTCCGGGGCATTGCTTGCAGTCGGGGAGAGCTCCGTATTGGAGGCCGATTGCAAGCCGGATACTTTTTTTTCGCGCGGGGTCATGCGTGGCATTATCAGCATTTCAAACAAGATAAACGCTTCGCCGATGTCAATCACATCTTCAATTTTACCCCGCCATTTTTGGCCCATGTTGCGCCAGCCGGCCGCATATTTGTTTAGAATGTCAAACAGCCCTTGGATAGTGAACGGCATGTCGTCGTCCTTGTCTGGAGCCTGGGCCTTGTTTCGCAGAGCAATTAACACTAGCTGCTCCGTACCATTCATTGGCTTGAATAGAAACGTGGGCCGTTCTTCTTCTGCCATGTCTTTATCGGCTGGCAAAACCAGTTCATCCGGTTGCAGTGGGTTTAGGCTTTTCGGCATTGGTGTTCTCCTGTATGTATTTTTCTCTGTCTGCCTGTGAGAGCGCATCCCACACAATCATAATCTGGCCGTCATCGGCATTGTTCATGCCGCCGTGGTGCTTCTCAATCATTTGACGGATCTGTTTCATATTGGGTTGTTTCATCTTAAAATCCTTATGTTGCTATCATTGACCATTCGTCATCGCCGGTGTTGGCTACTGGTACTCCGGTAATGTCATAGATCATTACACCTTTTCTGTCACCCGGCTTGATTTCCTTGTACTTCATCAGCGGCGCGGCAAGTGTGAAGATATTGGCTGTTGCGCCAAAACTGAGACTAAACGCAGCGGTGGTCTGTGCTAGCCATGCCGCGTGGTAGTCGTAACCCGCTATTAATTCTTGCTCTGGGTCGAGAGCAATAGTAGGGTCGCGGTCGATGATGTGGAAATAGCCTGCTCCATCTCTCAATTGAACATCGTTACCTGTATCAAAACTAAACTTGCCGATTTTGATAGCTAGAGTAGCGAGTGAGAATGTGCCGGTGCCCATGATCTGAGGCGCGCCGGTGCCAGGTGCGTAAGTAGGCAAGGCAACATCGGTAGGCTGTGAATAGTATCCAGAGAATTCCGCCGTAGCCGTAACCTTTTCGCCATGAACACCTTCGATTTTTATATCCCCCATAGCTCCATGCAAGACCTTTAATTGACCGTCCTCAGATACACGAATGGTTATGGTCTGTTGGCTAGCGTGTGCGGTGACAGGAGCTAAGGTTTGGATGCTAAGTGCCATGCCCGCCCCTTGCATTAACACAACAACAGCCGCATCCCATGCGCTCAAGCCGGTGCCCCGGATTTCAAACGTACATGAAAACGTGCCAGTCTGTTCGCCGACTACGCCTGAATGACTATGCCCGAAATATTTGCTTGTCCCTCGTCGGTCGGTCCATTCGGCGGTCGATTCTAATTTGGGATCAAAACATAACAGATCGGCAAAGCCGGTGGTTTCCGCTGTGCCTTTAGCTGCTTCCAATTTAACCTGGACAACTCTTTTTCGTGTGAGCAATGGTGCTGATAGTGCCATGATGTTTTACCTCAGATGTAATTAAGCTTTGGTGTATGGGTTGGTTTCTAATGTCCGATATCGCACATTACACCGGACAATTACGCCGGTGAAACCTATGTTGTTTTCAGGGATGCTTATGGCTGGTAAAAGTTCGGTGTCTATCGCGTAACCGCCACGTGTTCGATCTTCCATGAGTTTCTTTTTAATATCACAGGCCACTTGGTTTTTACGGGTGTCGATTGCGGCGGTCGATGTATCGGAATCTATTACTAGGGCCATGATGTTATAAGGCTGGTCGTATTCCAGTGTGGTGATCGGTGAATCTTCGATTAACTCTTCATCGTCTTGGAGGATTAACACTTTCAAATCGGCCGGCGTAACATCTTTCCAATCCTCACGCTTGACACGATAGGCAACCAATATCTGGTTGAAGCCATTTACAACCGTGATAGCGTTGATCGTGGTTGCAATATTGGCGCTTATGCTTTCAACTATGGGGGTCGTCATGATGTTCTCTTTAATAACACGTCAACTTGGGCGTCTAAATATTTGAACAGCGTTCTTTTGGTGGAATGTTCCATCTTCACGCCTATGCCTTTTTGACGAATCAACTCTGATAGTCCTGGGCCTACTTCGCGATGTAAGGGTGTTGAGGCCGATCCTTCGCGCGTTACCACGACGCCTTTTTTACTACCCTGCTTTATCTCTGCCCCATCTACTCCAGGTTTCTGGCCAGGGAATATAATGAAGGCGTGTGGTAATAGCTCTCTTTTGCCATCCTTGAAAGTTTTATACGTCACGCCCTTCTTGGTTTGTTTAGCTCCAAACCGCCTCAATGATTGAGGGATTTTAGGGAACCAAATATCACCGCTCAACCGCTTATACTTGGCCGTGTATCGTTTGATAGATTTCTTAATATCTGACTTGGTGATATTTATCTTTTGGTTAATAGCGGTCGCGGCTTCTTTTCTGGCCGTAATAGTGGTCCTGTTTATCGCCCGCGTAATGGCTTTAGGCACACCATCCTTGATGTGCCCTAATTGCTTTTGCAGGTTCGCCACATCCTGCTTATTGATTTCAACTTTCGGAGTAATCATATAACCTTCAATACCATCGAACCCGAGTCCTGTTTTAGCATCTCACTTATCCGCCTTGACTGTGCTGTGTCGCCTAGCCTAAGATGCAACGTTACTTGGTCCAGGCCAGAATCGTACTCACTCGACGATATGCCATCTGTTGCAGAGTTTACCGGCTGGATAGTTATGTTTGGCCCTTGACTAAAAGGTAGGCCGTTCGGACCAGATGGGTTTCGATTAACAAAAGCTTTAATGGTTCGGGCATCGCCACCGTTGGGGTGATAGATAATGGTTTCGCCCGACTGTGCCACCTGCTGGCGCATGCTATGGAGTAGTAATGATTCGTGGGTAGGCATTACCACCATCCCCCACCAACATATTTACCGCCAGCAGCCGCACGGAACTGTTGTAATAATGGCATAACAAGTGAGCCATCGCGATCCATGTACCAAACATCTGTAAAATCGAACCCACCAAACCTAAGCGTGACGGAATACTGACTTGTAGTCAACCCTGTTCCGCCCGCTGATGTCGTCTGCCCAGTAGTGGTTATATTCCAGTAAGAATTAGTGACAGTTGAGTCGGTATCAACACCCACAAGCCCACCCGTACTAGAAGCACCTGTTACTGCACCTGTGGCATGGCAGGTTGTTATAGTGGAGGATGCTGAATTTATACCTACTAAACCACCTACGTTAGTAGCACCATCAACCGCTCCGGTTGAATATGAATTCAGAAGAGAAGAAGTAGTATAATTATAACCAACTAAGCCACCAACATAATCTCCTGTACCAGTAGTAGTTGCAGTGGAATAAGAACCCGTAATAACACCAGAGACAGTATTCTGTCCAACTAGACCACCAATTCGTGCATCTCCACTAATAACCCCAGTTGAATAACAATTTGTGATTGTGGACGTAGAGCTATAGCCCGCTAACCCTCCAAGATAACTCCCTCCAGCAACAGCACAATCAATAACCCCCACATTGCCAATTGTCGCATTACGATTATAGCCAAACAACCCCTGTATATTAGTCACACCACCCTTAATCGTCATGTTGCTGATGGTGAAGTTTTGACCATCGAGCGTGCCCTCAAATTTATTTGTACTATTCCCAATCGCAGGCCAGCCAGTAATCGCCCACATAAGAGTCCAGTCACCATCAATACCTGGCGTTCCTGCTGCTCCAAGTTCTGTCCAATAAATATTGTCAACATATTCTACCCAACTATCCGCTGCATAAGTTTGGTCCGACCAATCAGCAACTTCATCAGCATCAGTGTTAGTTAAATCAAAATCAGCAATGAGTTGATAATCTCCTGTTTTAGCTGGTTCGGCTGCACCATAATTCATGCCAGCATTAACAGCTGCCGCCATACAAGCAAATTCACTCAGAGTTTTGATTGAGATAGTCATTCTGTACCCTCCAACAACCCATCAACAATTCCATTCACAATAGCAGCATCATCAAATGGGTCATGGTCTGCAATTTCTTTTTCAATAATCGCAGCTTCTACAGCTACTATCTGATCTGCAATATACTTAACAGAGTTATCTTGCAGATTCTTAGCTATACCTAAACAGCGTTTCCGCCATGCTGGGCTAAGCTGAGGATTTTGGGCGAAGGCTTGGAACTTAACTTTTAAGGCATTGACCTTCTTAGGAGCCTCTACCTTGTCTTTCCAGGTGGAAAGGTCAGATTGCAGATTTGTTATTGCCATAAGTCTTACTTCTGTGCGTATTGAATGTAGATGGCAGCGTTAAGGCTTGACTCACTCGACTGTATGGTTAGTGACGCACCCACTGGGAGTTTGAAGATGGGCGTTTGTCCGTTACCGGGGAAACTTACACCCCCGCCGCTAGTCAAGTGTAGCGGGAATAACGTCTCTGCGTTCTCATGGCGCAAAGTCAACGTGCATGTGGTGTCGGTGTCGGCAATCAAACTGTAGATGTTAATCGACTGACCTGACACGGCAGCAATCACAACGGTTTTGGTGTTGTCGGTTAATTGCGTCATCGTCTGCGTCAACGCTTGCGGTCGATCTGGGGGGATAGTGGGCAGAGCCATAGCGTACTCCTAATAACTAAGCAGCAAGGCAGGTGGTGTGCCTGCCCGCCGCGTAGCTAAAAATGATTAAGCATCAATTTTGAGAAGGTGCCCAAAATTGGCATCGTATATCTTCTCTTGCGTGTAATGTTCGACCTGGTAAATGTCGCTGGTCGTCTGCTGTTCGCGATACTGAACGGGGACGCCATCGTTAGCGGGACCGGTCCATAGGATAGTGCGACCAACACCAGGAGATTCCATCGAGCCACCCGACTTCTTGAAAATCAAAGCGTAATCATCAGCCCAAATGTCAGCGCCAACGTAGTCTTGGCCTTCCTTGGCTGAATCATAAACAGCATCACCAACAATAAGGTTGGTTATCCCAACCTGAGCAGCTAAACTATTCGCAATCATCTGCAGGGTGAGTTCTTGCACACCAGGGAACGCGGCACGGATGGCGGTGTTCATCAGCATGTTGTTAAACGCACCGATACCAATTAGCATTGAGTCGGCACGATAACCACAATTAATGCGGACAAGACTCGCGGCCGCAATTATGTGGGCGATAATACTACTGCCAACGGCATCCCACGGGGCAGCCGATACGTCAGTGTAAAGGGTTGCGCCGGTCCATGTGGACGTGTTGAACAGCAAGTCCTTAGAACGGATTTCCTGTGCCCGGAGGATAGCAGTCTTAGCCTTCTGGACGGTGGCGATTTCTGCATTGAAATCACCCGAATACTTCGCACGATCCTTATCGGTCAACGGTGCTTCGATACCATGATCGACCGTGGCATAAGCCAGGTCGCTAGTTTGGACCTGGATACGGTTGAAAGCCCCACCATTAGCACGTACCACGTTGGCAGTTTTCTGGTTTTCGCGGTCGTAGGCCAAAATGGTTGCGGCCTCTTTATCAACTTCGAGAACCGGTAGGGCCTCAGTGCCGACATAGTTTACGCCGGATTCGTTAAACTCTTGAAATGCTACGCCTAGGTCCGCACGCGGGACGGCGTATGTTGCTTGATCTATAGGCATGATATACTCCTAGTTGTAAGTCAGTGTTGTGTGTGAATTAGCCCTTGATGTCGAGCATCATGGAAACCTTTTTGATTGCGCCAATAGAAACTGCTGTGCCTGCGTCGATACCGTAAACAGTAAGCCGGATGTCAAGCATATCACCAGGAACGCAATCAGTTGCGGTTAAGGTAAAGCTCTTGTCAGCAGCAGTAAGTGAGTTGATCGAGGTGGCGGCGGTTGCGCAAATGTCAACACTTGGCGCGGCTACCCGATAGGCTTCAACGTCCACCGTACATGCGTTATCTGCTATAGCGGTAATCATTCCACCATTAATCACTAGAGTAATAGTTTCGCCGTCCGTGTATTCAGGTGGCAAAGGAAACTGGAATCGGGCGTAAGCGGTCGTGTTGGTTTCGCCAAAATCGCCACTCTGCAACATTTGGTTAGTTGTGCCAAACGTCCCGGCAATACAACCAAGATCGTCAGTACCGGCAGAAGCGGGTATTACAGTACTTGGCGCATCGTGAACACGCATAGCGGTAAACGGAATGACGTACTCCTCGGCGTCCTCTTGGACGATAGACGATCGAGTTATCGCACTTGCGGAGCCTCCCAAGTCAGGAATCCACTCAACGATATCACCCGCAGCAGTCGCAGCCTCAAGAGCTGTACCAATGACATTGCCACTAGCGATATCGGAGATTTCGCCATCATCGGCTGCGTAGAGAGCAGCGCCAGCGGCGAAGGTGTCGGCAGCATACCCTTTAACACTCTGGGCAGGATTGCGCAATGCAACTGTCACCTGGCCAAGAATCGCGGCAGGCTGAACAATCGTGCCAAGATAGGAGTCGCTATCAGTCTGGTCAGCGTATTCCACGTAAGTACCGCTGGCAGAGGTGAGTTTGACCCGGCGATGTATCAACAGCGCCTCGGTCGCAAGAAAAGTTTTCGGAGAAGAAGAAGTTTGAGACATGATATTTTACCTCACAGTTGTGTGTCGATGTTGATTAGTAATTACTTGCCAGCTTTGAATGCGGCGTGTAATTCGGGGTTGTCTTTCGCCACGATCTGCATGGCCGCAGTTTTCGTGATGCCCTTTTCGGTTGCCAGCGCTTCAGTTACGGCCATGAAGTCCAACTGTTCTTCGCCGCTCTCGTCGGGCGCTTCGCCAGATGCTAGAGGGTCGGCACTGTCGGGTTTCTTCTCAACCTTGTCTTTGGGCTTGACCTTGGCCGCAGCAGCTTCAAGCGTTTCGATCTTAGTGGTAGCCTCTGTAAGCTGGGTCTGTAACACATCGCAGTATGCAGCCTTGGCCTCTATCACAGAAGCGCCAGCTTTAAACTGCTGCATTACAAATTTCTCATTGTCTGGGAACGCCGCCTCCAAAGCGGTCATTCGTTGGTCTTGCTCAGCTTGGATTTCTTTTGCCAAAGCCTCGCGGTCTACCGTCTCAGTCTTTTTGTCGTCAGCCATAAGATTACTCCTTATTGACTTGTCCATAGTATTATTTGTTAAACGATCTACGAGGCCGTTTTTAACTGCTTGTTCAGCTATCCACATTCTACCCGTGGCAAGTTTTCTAACATCTTTTTCAGCCATGCCCCGACCCCTGACAATGGCGGCAATGAAGTTGTCAAACATGCCGTTAATTATTTCTTGCTCAGGCTCTAATTCTTCGTCTTTGATTGGCGCACCTGGAACGCCAACCCCTTTATATTTGCCAGTCCGATTTACGATTACCCTAATGCCTGCATCTTTAGCCGCCTCAGATGTGTCGTAATATACGCTTAAAACACCTATAGAACCCACCTCTGTATTAGGTGTTGCAATTATCTCAGTAGCTTGACTAGCTAGCCAATAGCCAGCGCTGGCGGTTAGGTCTTGAGCGTAGGCAATGACTGGCTTAATCTGTCTGGCTGCATAGATTGCATCCGCCGCTTCAATCTCACCAGCCACCTGCCCGCCTGGAGAGTCTATCATTAAATGGATTTCTTCAACTTCTTCGTTAGCCGCGGCCGCGTTTACCGCGTTTGTTATATCTGAATATGATACTGCTATTGATTTAAGCCAGCCGGGAACGGACTTCATCGTCACGCCACCAATGCAAATCGTTGCCACGCCATTTTTAATGTCTGAGGAAAACGCGGGTGGCCCCATGAAAAACTCAGCATCTTCCTCAATAGATACTTGAGGCTGCTCGATATGATCCATAAGCACATCTAACGCCTTAGCCTCCATAGTCCACGGGCCGCTAATTGTCGTCGGGTTTATTTTCATTATCATTATCCATAGGCTTAGTTTCGTTTGGCACTTTACTTGCATCCAGGCCCGCGAAGATTTGCCACGGCACAATAACGCCGGTATCTTCTTCAATCTTCTGCGCCCGTTCGATTGCGTCCTTAACCTCTATGACACGGGTATTTACAATGTCATCGCGTTCGGCGTTGAGCGATTTACAGACCTGGCCGTGAGTTGCGAAACCTCTATCGACCTTGGCCCCGTATGCTTGAGCCTCTTTCAACTGGTCGATCCATGGGAAAGTTGGCTTGATCCATTCGTGTTGCAGTGTGGTGGTCTTGGCAATCTTCCCCTCGTCTTGCCATTGTTTGATTTTCCATTCCAATACCGGCGTCAGAAAGAAATCTTCGATAAGATTCTGCCAACTCAAAAACGTTTGGTAGGCTTGTTCCAGCACCGCTCGTGATTGGCTATAGTTGGACTTGGTCCAGTCCAGTAAAATAATTTCTAACGGTAGACCCAGCGGCAAACCTAACAAACGTAGGAACATTAAAAGCGATTCGCTAAAGTTTGAACCTGGAATATTTCTTGCAATGCCCTCCACCTTCTCACCCGGCTGTCCGTGAAAGATCAAAGCGTAATCCATCTCGGTCATCCTGGTTGCAAGCTCGTCATCAGTAGCGTTCCCATCCTCGACGCTCTCAGCATATCCTTGTTCGGGTCCGCCTTCGCGAGTGATAGATATGGCCATACGTGCCAGCATTTGCCACGCGATGGCCTCCGAGTCACATACATCATTGATCCGATGCAACATGGGGAACGATGCTTGACATGGCGGGACGCCCCGAAAGCTGCTAGGCCGGTCGGGGTTGGCTACGAAAAGGAACTGGTCGGGCGTGTAGGGCTTTGCAGAAGCGGTCTGAATCCCTCCGCCATTGCCGTAAGGGGCTGCAAAAAACTGCTTAGGTGTCCCGTATACGCTCTTTGATATCCCGTCTGTGTAGGTCGAATGGACAATCTGCTCTGATTCGATCAGTTGTAGTTTGCCTTGGGTGGTCTTGATTGCCCCGGTATCGCCCGCTGTAAGTATCTCGCTACACACCATCCGCTCTACCCGCTTGCCGGATAGCATGTTTTTAATCTCAGGACGCTTCCAGAACTCTTTCCACAGTAGTTCCCGCCTGGCTCGCTCCGTCTTAGAGCCCCCTTTGATCTGCAAACCGAACCCATTGCCTACAATGTAAGCACACATGCGCTCTATCATGCCGCTATAGATGCCATTGTTGCGCCGAAAATTTCGCGATTCGGCAACCATACGCGGCCGATGATATAGGTAATGTGATTCACCGCTTTGAACGCCGGACACCCGGCCCTCGCGGTTGGCCGTAATTACCGATTGGTAACCTGTCGAGGTGTACATTCCAGGCTTGGAGGTTACATCAATGGCAGATGATGACTTGATTCGTTTGGGTCTGCGTGTGGACCGGATGGGGGATCTTCTCATGTTTGGGCTACCCCTCTAGTAAACGATGACCGGCGTGCGGCGCTGGTCGTGCCGGTTAAGGACACATACGCCTCAAGCTTGGCCTTCTCCCCCGTAAGCGGTTCATAGTTGAATGTCCGCCCCTCGACCGTGTTGGATTGTGCCCGGTTGACCAGTAGCCAACGAACCGCCTCTAGTGCAAGGACGGCCTTTGAAGCCGAACCCTCCCAACTCAGATTATCATTGTACTGAGCTAGAGCGTTATCGAATGTGGGACTGCTGGTTAAACTCAATGGTGTGTCTCACGGTGTGGGTTAAAAAAGCCTTGCGGTCTGGTGGGAGAAGAAAGTGTAAGGCAGCGACCGCAAGGTAATGGCGCCCCCAAGGTGGGCGATTAAGATTCTGTTAGTTCATGAAGGGCTGTTTCCGCTAGATATGAATCGCGGTCGTCGTAGCCATCACTAGAGGCTAATGGCTCGGATGTTTCAGAGGATGCCGCAATACCAGATCCATACCCATCAATACCGTTTGCGGAGTAAAAGCTTTCTGGTAGGGCGTCACGGTCACGGCACAGGTTTTTGGCGCGAGACCTAACTCTAGCCAGGAAAAGCTGCCTCCCTACACTATCGAGGCCGTTCTTCAAAAACTCCAAATAAGCATCCTGAACCACTTCTTCGGCGTCCGCCCGGTTGCGCAATATTTTATGACCTGCATCCACAAGCTCTTCGTAATATCGGGAATAGGTTTGGTCGGTGTCCGTCATAGAGTTTTCTCACAACTGTTAGTTTTTAGCGATAGTCAACACCACTGTCTCTGTAATATAGCCACGACCCGCAACCTCCGTACCTTTCATTATTTCTTAAAGCCCTGTCATAAATAGTTATGTCTTATAGAGTTAAATTCTTTTATTTTTTCAGGTTGGAGGTTGCGGATTTAACGCCTAAACAACTCTTTTGAAACATATTGATGGCTAACATCAAGCCTGCGCGCAATCTCACTGACTCGCAACTCGTGGATGTGATATAGCCGCCATATCTCGATTTGTCTTGGCGTCGCCCCTACTTTGGAGTGAGGTTTTTTTTTACGATAGGCTTCTCAAACCGATAGCCTCCGCACACAGCGGGACGTTTACAGACGAAAAACACCGTGGCACTGTTGCGGTCAACCTCTTGAACGTAGTCACCTTTGCCGCACCGGGGGCAGAGGTTCTCCACAAGTACGTCATCCTTGATAACTTGTGGGGCTTGCAGGTCGGCAGCTCGTACATCTATCGGCTTGGGGGCCTGGAGTCTTACGGTCTTCTTACGTGTTGTCTTCTTACGTTTACTCATGTTGTTAGTACCTCATTCGGAGTTTAGTTTTGCCCGCCTGCGTCCCTGCAGTAGGCTGTATTGATTTGCTCTTACGTGGCCGGGGTGGTGTGACTATGAGTTTAATCCCGCACATGGCGGCACCCATACAGCACCCGGCCAGACAATCTAGCCAGTGATTATTCCGTGGGCGTTTCCCATCGGGGCCTTCAAACTTCTCTTTTTCCGCGTTCCATTGCTCGTCGCAGATATGTTCCGCGATAGCACGATGGACAAAAGGCTCATCACCAAACAGGGAGATACTGCCAGGCTGGTTAACCTTAGTAACCCGAAACCCATCTTGCACATGATGCTTCCATTTGTCGGCGTCGAATAATGTGATCCAAATGTTATCGTTGGGTAGGTAGCTTTGGTGGAAACCCTCACCGATAAACCGTACACCTTTGGTCTTTGGTTTCGGTGCGGTGTATTTGCCAGCCCTGGAGGACATGCCGCGAGATGGGAATGACATGTTATCTTTGAATGCCTGGATAGCCTTGTAGACCACAGATGATTTATAGCCGGCGTCGATGTGTAGGATGTCGTAATGATAGACTGATAGTAACTCGACACGCAACCCCTCAAGGGCTTCGAGTATGGCAAGCTCCACCTGATCTTGCTTCTCGTCATCTGTAACCGAACCGGCCAACGGCCTGTTCACACGATAAACCCCGTAGTCCACACTGTAGCCCGCAAACCCCGGCTTGAAGTCCATGATTGACCAGAATATACGGGTGTCGTGAACATCGAAAGACCATGTTGTTTTTGTAATCCCGGGTGGTGATTCACCTTTCACAAACCCGTTGACCTTTTCCGCTACCAATCCGCTCTCCATTATGGCTAGGTCGGTGTCATCCTCGGGCGGGTCATTTTGATATTCACAAAGGAATCCTGGCAGTTTCATTTTAACGATTTCATTGTAGCCTTTTTGAATGGCGGAATATTCCAACGGTTCACCGGCTGCGCCCTCAACCTTGTTGTAGCGGTTCGGATTGCTAACCTCTGCCCCCGCGTCCATCTCCTCACGGTTGGCTAAATAGAGCTCGTTGCTATCGTCAACGCCTTTACGTTCCATGGTATCAATGTATTTTTCCCACAGGTCACTTCTAGTTGGCCATTTAATAAAGAAACGATATCTTACACCACGCCAGATAGGATTTTTGAGTGGGTCGGTGAATTGTGCCATCAAGCACCGCTTATTAATAATCGTTCCGATCATAATAATACCAACACTCGACGATTGGCCAGATAAGCCCATAACACCCCTCTCGATGTTCTCCCTAATCTTTTTGGTCATAACCGCAGACCGGGCGGTTTCATCTGTCTCTAGGTCATTCAGCCAAACAAAATCAGGGCGGCGACTACCTTTGGCCAGTCCACGGATAGCCTTCTCTGCAGATTTAGGTGTCACCCTTGTGCCACTAGCAAGCGACCCTTTAACGATAGGAAGCCGTATTTTTTTGGTGCCCCAGATAATTCTTGTTCTAACCCCGCCAGCCATTTGACCTTCGCCCCGCCTGCTTGAACCCTCTAGCGCTCTAACGGGTTGGCAGATTTCGGGGAAGTCATCGCCGAACAAGTCCTTCGCGTCAGGGTCTTCTGGCTCTTCATAGTAGGATTTGATATCGTCAAGTGTCTCCTGGGCTTCCTCAAAGTTCGCCTCGATGGGGACGAACCATTTTAGATGTCCATAAGACGGAGCCCACACACCGCCAACCGCTTTGACAATACTAGACTTTCCGCCACCGCGAGAGTCCGCGACTGATTTCAGCGAGCCGTATTTAATACATCCTACCAAGTCAGATATTATATCTAACTGATATGGCCGGAACGGATTAGAGAACACCCCAGGGAAATAGAACCGGCAGAAGCCAGCAGGGTTATTCTTGAACCGGCCACGCCTCCGCTTGTTCTGGCGCGAGTAATCAATGGTGATGTCTTTTTCAACCTTGCGGCGTTCGGCCATCAACTCGCGTTGGGAAACACGCTCGGTAGTTGCTTTGGGCTTGCGAGGGGTAAACTTCTTTTGCAGTTGGCCCAGTCGTCGAGTCTTGAAACCGCTCAGCTTCTTATCGCGCGCAAGCTGCTCTACCAAGGATTTATATTCTAACCGCTCGGCTATCTCGGCGGGGTTGAGTTTTATGGTTTGGTCGACTATCAGATCAATCCTTGCTCAGTTTAGCCTTATTGATATTGAGTTTATTAATATATTTATTCAACGCGCTAGCAACTTGGTCTTGGTGTGGGTATTCTATAAGTGTTATATTTGGGCTCGCATGCCCACCTTCACGCAATTGAGCTTCTGACAATGCCATTGACTCGCAGGCTTTTTTCAATCTGGCCTTTGGCTGTTGCGGGCCCATAAGTTTAACCTTGTTCGACCATCCCTTCCCGCCAAAGAACCATTCTCTAAACAACATATACCTTTCCCAATATGAATCATCAATTGGCAGTGTAGCTATAGGGGTGGCAGGGTCCGGACACCATGCGGTAAAGCTTAAAGCCAAAACCCCTTTGGGAGTGATAGCTTTCCATTGCATCACCGCATCCTGCAACTCTGCCCAGTCGTCTTGCGTCTCCCCAGGTAAGCCAGCTATCAAAAACCATCGCACACTTTTTCCACTGCCGTTCATCCAAGAAGTGCATCTGACTAAGTCATCGTGAGGTATAGGCTTATTAACGGCACCCCGTAATCTTTCAGAAACACCCTCAACCCCCAGACGCACCTGCCTAGCAGGGGGGAGTCCATTTTGCTTAATGAATCTATAGGAGAAGCTACCATGCTGTGACAATGGGAGCTGTTTCCAAAAGCTATGCTGAGTCAAATCATTTGACAGATAAGCAATTTTCTTTTTTCTCTCCAATAGTGAGTTAACTTGCCTCAACATATATGTAGGATCGGGGTTTTCCTTATATTGCATTGACCATCCTGTTTGGCAAAACAGACATCTATTTTTACACCCACGCCCTGCCCAAATTCTATATGATCCATCTTCCCCTTGGATTGGTGGGCAACCCCAAGGAAACCCACTGTCTATTTTTACTTGTTTTTTGCCTGAGCATAATATATTGTCAAGCTTTAGTGCTTTTTCAATCCCTTCGTTTATCAATGTGCCTATAAACCTTTGGCCGTCGCCCACACATATAGCATCACAATGAGAAATAAATATGCTAGGAGACGTTGAAGCCGCTCCACCAACTACAATTAATTTATTAGGGTACCTTTTTCTTATTTTTGATACATAATTCCATTGGCCAGGAGCAACGCAGGTAATCAAAATCACATCGGCATTATATGTAGCCATCACAATAGAATCTTTGGCGACATATCGCAACCACATCGCGGCAAGGCCAATAGAATCTTGCCGAGACTCAGGAAAACACGCATCAAGAACTGCTATTTTCATTTTTTATCCTTTTTTCAAGCCATTCGGTTATATCGTGTTCTGGGCAAGATTCTAAAAACCAATCATAGCAAGCCTGTGACAATCTACACTGTATACTTCCAAAGGAAAACATAACGCCTTCAGCAGGTTCACCATTCATTCTGTCCCAAGGAGAGGCCCCGGATTTTTGGTCTCCGGTTCTTTCTAACATCAATCCAGCGTCATCCACGCCCAAACTTTCTAGCCATTCATCGGTAATCCCCATCTGCTCAACGTCAAACTGAGACAGGTCAAGATATTCAAGCTCGGCCATCAACAACCCCACGTCCCACCCGGCCTCCTGGCTACGATTGTCTGCGATGCGAGAGAGACGCACCTGCTCTGGGGTGAGGTCGTTACGAACGATAACGGGGAAGGTCTTGCGGCCCAACTCCAACATCGCTTCATAGCGGCCGTGGCCTTTGATGATGACGTGGTTGGCATCAACGACAATAGGCACATCAGCATCAAACTCGACAATGCTCTTTTTGATCCATTCAAGATTGTGCTTCTTAGCGTTTGCGTCATAGGGCTTTATGTCCGACAACTTCATGTTTACAATCGTCATACTTCGCTTAGCCATGGTTCTCCAATATATCTATTTGTGCTATGTAAAAACTAACTAACAAAGTAGGTGAAAAACGGGATGCTAGT